AAAATAATACCTGAAAATACGCCAATTGAGAAACTAAGAGCCTATGTAATAAAAGACAATGTAAGTTCGGGGGAGAATGATTGGGATATATTAGCCAATGAATGGAACCAAGATGAACTTGTTAATTGGGGAGTTGAGATACCCGTATTTACATCAAAAAATGAAACGGAGGAAGATGATTATGATATTCCGGATGAAATCAAAACCGATATTATATTAGGTGATTTGTTTCAGATTGGCCAACATAGATTGCTTTGTGGAGATTCTACGAATGCGGACAATGTAAATAAATTACTCGACGGAGGTAAGCCAATTTTGATGGTTACCGATCCGCCTTATGGGGTTAATTATGATGCTAATTGGAGGAATGAGGCAGACAGATCAAATGGTCGCCCTATCGGAGGTTGGGCGACCATGAAAGTTAACAATGATGACCGAGCAGATTGGTTGGAATCCTTTTCATTATTTTCAGGAGATATAGTTTATTGTTGGCATGCCTCTGCCTCTGCCATACAATTTGCTAATGATTTAATGAAAGCAGGATTTGAGATAAAAAATCAAATCATTTGGGTCAAAAATAATATAGTTATAGGTCGTGGAGATTATCATTGGAAACATGAACCTTGTTGGTATGCTGTACGGAAAGGTAAAAAACATAATTGGCAAGGAAGCAGAAAAGAAAATACTTGCTGGGAAATTGATAAACCAATGAAATCAGAAACGGGTCACAGTACCCAAAAACCAGTCGAATGTATGGCTCGTCCCATCCGTAATAATACATTTGAAAAAGAATCAGTTTACGATCCATTCTTAGGTTCAGGCACAACAATGGTGGCAGCGCATCAATTAAATAGAATGTGTTATGGTATAGAGATTGATCCAAAATATTGCCAGATTATAATTGACCGGATGAAGAAACTAGATCCGGCTATTGAAATTAAAAAGAACGGTTTATTTTTAGAGTAAATTTAGTGTGAGATGAAAAAGGTAGCAGGAAGGAATGGAGGCACATTAAATGCGGTTGAGAAAGGTGAAACAACTAATCCAAAAGGGAAGCCCATCGGCACTAAAAATCGTTCTACCATTCTTAAGAAATGGCTGAAAACTAAAATAACTGTAAAGCATCCTGAGACTAAGAAGGATATGAAGGTAACGCTTGAGGACGCTATCGCGTTAGGCATTCTCAGGGAGGCTACCAAGGGTAATGTAGCTGCTTTCAAAGAGATTAACGACACTATGTATGGCAAAATACCGGATAAACAGGAAATTTCAGGTAATTTATTTTTAGATTTAATGCAAAAGGCCTCAGATGATAACAGTTGAAAAACATATAAAAACTTTCAAAACCTGGCAACAGGATTGGAATAAATACGCCCGTGAGGTATTGGGCGTAAGAATGGATTTTGAGCAAGAGGCCGTCTTGCAATCATTGCAAACAGATAAAATGGTGTCCGTGGCATCTGGTACTTCGAGGGGTAAAGATTTTGTTGCCGCTGTAGCTGCTTTATGTTTTCTTTATCTTACTCCAAGATGGAATGCAAAAGGCGAGTTGATTGAAAATACTAAGGTAGCCCTTACAGCTCCTACAGACCGCCAAGTAGGAAATATTATGTACCCTGAAATTACGAGATTATTTAAAAAGGCAAAAGTGTTACCAGGTCGGTTAACGGGATATGATATTCGATTCGATGAGAAAGAATGGTTCTTAACAGGATTTAAAGCAGATTCGAATAGTACTGAGGCATGGACAGGATTTCACGCTGTACATACGATGTTTATAGTTACAGAAGCAAGCGGGATGCCGGACAAAGTTTTCGAGGCAATAGAGGGTAATCTACAGGGTGATTCGAGATTGTTATTAGTTTTCAATCCGAATGTTTCAACCGGTTACGCTGCAAGGTCTCAGAAATCACCACGTTTTAAAAAGTTTCGGTTAAATTCTCTTAATGCAACTAACGTAACAGAGAAGAAGAACATTATCCCTGGGCAAGTTGATTGGGAATGGGTAAACGATAAAGTGACAAATTGGGCGCAACTTATTAAAGAGACTGATTTTAGCGAAGAAAAGGCAGATTTCAAATGGGAAGGTAATTTTTATAGGCCGAGCGATTTATTTAGAATAAAAGTACAAGGCTTATTCCCAGAGGTTGGCGAAGATGTACTTATCCCTCTTCTTTGGATTGAATTAGCACAAGAGCGTTGGAAACAATTTAACATAGATGGATTTAAACCAGTTGACCCATTGAGATTAGGCGTTGACGTGGCAGGCATGGGCACAGATTGTACACGGTTTTGTTATCGTAAAGGACATTATGTTGAAAAGTTTGAAGGGTTTAATTCTCATGGACAAGCCGAACATATGAAAACTGCCGGGATTGTTGCTAATATTCTTAAAGATAAAACTTCAAAGGCTTTTATAGATACAATAGGCGAAGGGGCTGGTGTCTATTCGCGCCTTAAAGAATTAGAATTGAATAATGCTTTTTCCTGCAAGTTTTCCGAGAGTGCCGATAAGCTAACCGACATTACAGGGGTTTACACATTTATAAACATGCGGGCTTATCTTTTTTGGGCTATTCGCGATTGGCTTAATCCGGCGAATAAAACTAAAGCGTGTTTACCAATTAATGACATGCTTGTGGAGGAACTAACAGAAATTCGCTGGCAATTCAAGAGTAACGGATCAATTCAGATTGAATCCAAAGACGATATCAAGGCAAGGTTAGGCCGCTCGCCTGATGATGCCGATACTTTAGCAAATACTTTCTATCCTTTTGATAGAATTATTGATACAAAGAAAAATTTAGACGGATATTTCTACTAAGATGAAAATTGAAGACATTTTAAAACTGAGCATTGACGATCAGATCGCCGAACTACAAAAGAAACCTGACACAATAAAGGTTAAGTACACAGATTGCGAAAAGCAGTATAAAGTAAAGTTGCATGATGTATATAGTACGACCCTGCGGCCTTCTAAACAGGTTAAGAAAAAAGATGAAAATGGAGAGGAAATAACCAGTTATGTAGAACCTGCAAGGTTAGGTGTTTCATTCCAGGAAATTATAGTCCAAAGGGCAGCTGCTTTTTTAATCAATGACGGCATAGGGCTTAATCCTACGTTGACTGAAACAGAAGGGCAGCAAACTGTTTTTGAAATGATAAAAGCCATCTCAAATGATAATAAGTTAGACTATCGCACCCGCGCGATTGCCCGTCACTTATTCTCTGAGTGCGAAGTAGCCGAACTGTGGTATTTTATCGAAGATACAAAAGGATTGTGGAATTGGCTAAAGAGCAAGATTTCAAAGGTAGGCATAGGAAGTGCAAAATATATGATCCGGATGAAGATTTTAGCTAATTCATTGGGGGATGCTCTTTGGCCTTACTTTAATGAGACGGGAGACCTAGTAGCTTTTGGACGTGGGTATACGGTAAAGATCGGCAATGAATCTACCGACCTATTTGATGTATATACAGCAGATAAAATAATATTATATGCTAAAGTTGCTGGACAATGGGCTTTTGCGGATGTTCCGCAAGCTAACTTACTTGGCAAGATTCCGGTTATTTATTATTCACAGCCTTACCCTGAATGGTACGCAGTACAAAGCCTTATAGATCGTTATGAGATGTTGCTTTCAAATTATGCTGATACAAATGATTATTTCGGTTCTCCCATGATTGTATTAAAAGGCGAAGTAGCAGGATTAAATGATAAATCATCAACAGGCAAAGCAATTCAATTAACAGGTGATGGGGCTGCGGCTAATTACCTTACTTGGGATCAAGCCCCTGAAGCAATTAAGTTAGAACTTGAAACGCTAAAGAACCTTATCTTTTCTTTAACCCAAACGTCTGATATTTCATTTGAACAGGTTAAAAATTTAGGTAGTCAGATTTCAGGTATCGCAATAAAGATGATGTTTGCAGACGCTCATTTAAAAGCTATGAATCACCAGGAAGTATTTGGCGAAATGATTCAGCGAAGATTAAATTTACTCATGGCTGCAATCGGTAATGTTATTGCTGTCAAATATAAGGCCGATGTTGATTCAATGGACGTCACCCCGGTGTTTAATTTGTATATGCCGTCAAATGATAAAGAAATTATCGAAAACCTTTTATTAGCTAACGGTAACAAGCCCATCATAAGCCAAAAGACATCTATTAAACTGTCTCCCTTTGATGTGAATGCAGATGATGAGATTGCGGCTATTGAAGAAGACGAAAAAACAGCAATGAACAATCAATTACAGGGCAGTTTTAATATTTTAAACCAAAATGAGGAAAATGCTTAATGACTTTTGTCTAACCCGGCATATTTTTAAGACATAACTTTTAAATCAAAATAAAATAGCCTTAAAACTTAATAATATTAAAATGAAAACATACAAAGCAACAAAATTTAAAGGCAAAAAAGAATCTTATTATCAATTCACCTGCGATGGTGAACCTATTGGCTATTGTGCTGAAAGGAATTGTAAACACAGGACTTCTACTGAAGCTTCCGAATGTTACCGGGCATGGTGTAATGAGCAAAACAAAGGCTTAACCCATGTAGGTTTAGGGATTGATCAAATCAAAACGCCTGATATTATAATTCAAGGATGAGCAATGAAATCCAATCGCAAGTTGATAAAATTGTCATCGATACTTACAAACGTGTTGAAAAGCAATTAGATTTTGCATTGGATAAATGTGCGCGTTCGATTATCCAGAGCGGAAAAACAACGCCGTTTGAGATTAGCGGAGCCTTAGAAAAACAAGTCAATAAAATATTCAATGAATTTACAAAAAATTCTTACGAAACGGTTAAAAGCGGAATAGGTAAGTCATGGGAACTTTCAAATGACACTTATGATAAGCTTTTAAATAATAAATATGCGTTAAAGAAATATATTACTGATAAACTTATTTCACCTGCGTTAAAAGATGCAATGTTTAATCATAATAAGATTGCTTTAGACGCTTATATTAACAGGGGATTAAAAGGGACTCAATTGTCAGATCGTATTTGGAACGTTAGAGAAGTAGCACAAAATGAGTTAGGCTTATTAATGAATGAAGGTTTGGCCTTTGGTAAATCGGCTGCTGAATTAAGCAGGGATGTAAGGCATATTTTAAAAGAGCCTAATAAACTATTCAGACGGGTAAAAGATGAAAACGGCGTTATGCAATTGAGCAAGGCTGCAAGAAATTATCATCCAGGGCAAGGCGTTATCGTAGTTCTTATCAAAATGCATTAAGATTAACAGGATCAGAAGTAAACATAGCTTATGAAACCGCGCAATATACCAGACATCAGAAGATGGACTTCGTAACAGGTTTTGAGGTAAAACTATCTAACAATCATCTTGAAGAAGATATTTGTGACCATCTAAAGGGCGAATATCCAAAGACATTTAAGTTTAAGAAATGGCATCCCCGGTGCCGGTGTCATTCTGTACCGATTATGTTGAATGAAGACGAATTTATGGATTACCTGGATACTGGAGAAGTGCCGCAAAATAGGATTGTTAAGAATATTCCTAAAGGAGCCAGTGATTACGTAGCGAAAAACAAAAAAACATTCAATGGATTAAAAAGTAAACCGTATTTTCTGACTGATAATAAACAATTTTTCCAAGAGATTAAACCAGGTGTCATTTCGAAACCAGTTGTTAAGGCTCCGGTTAAGCCTGTTGAAGACACACAAAAATTAACCGATTATTTTCAAGTTGAAGGTGATATTAATTATAGTGAATATGGCAATATCATTCATGATGAAAAATATAATAAATTAGAAAAATATTATAATGATCAACAGGATAAAATATCTAATTATATAAATACAGAAAAGGGCAATATTTTATTTAAAAGTGTCAAAGAATATAAGGTAGAAGGAAAATATTACGAAGGAAATTACCAAGCCATACGCGATTATTTAACAGATAAAAAATCATTTATTGAAACAAATATATCTAAATCGGTAAACTATCGAGTAAATATTAAAGATTTAGATAAGAGAATAGACAATATTTCTAAATTTATTGACAATAATCCTGTAAATGATAATATTATAATAAATAGACGTATAAATACTGACAATTGTGACTTTTTTAGTAAATTGGATGAAGGTGATATATATATGGACAAATCATTTGTATCTACTTCGTTGAGAGAATTAAAAGATTGGGGTAATTTTAATATAAAAATAATAGCTAAAAAAGGAACTAAATTAGCGTGTACTTATAATGACAGGGAGTTTGAATTTTTAATACAAAAGAATAGTAAATTTAAGGTTTTAGCTAAAAGTAAAAATCAAATAACAGTTGAATTATTGTAACTTTTTGTTTATTATTGCGTATTGATATATTGAATAATTTAAAATTAAAAAATGAATAGATTTACTTATTATACTAATAAAGGATTGATTATTATTAAAGTATCTGAAGATAAAAAGATTAATAAAAATAAAAAATAATCACCTCACGTCGTAAATAGCATTGTCCTGCTCAGGTGTCATTAACATTCCGTTCATCCAAAGCATGTTCTTGTCTTTCATTTTGTGAAGAACAAAATTATTTTCATTAAATAATTCCATTTGCCTTTTTCTCATCCAAGTCGAATTGCTTTCTATTATTATAAATTGCGGTCTATATTCACATTTAAAAACATCTTCAAGAATAGGGATTTCATGGCCTTCAACATCTATTGATAATAGCCCAATTTTATCAATACTGTTAGATATGATGTCAGTAAAAGAAATACATTTTACGTTAAATTCTGATTCGCTGTCTATATGGCTAAAATCAGATGTAGGCTCAATTTTAAAGCCTATCTTTGATTTATCATAAAAAGATTCAACACATGCCGCGTTGATACATACAGCGTTTTGCCCTTTAGTATTTTTTATTAGCTCCTTAAATCTCTCGGGATGTGGCTCAACATAAATACACTTGAATCCTTTTTCAGTTCCGAAATGTCGGATGTTTGAACTTGTTATACCATTACTTGCGCCGATTTCAATAGCAACCGGATGTAATTCTATTTTATAGTGTTCACAGTATTCTACTATGAATTCATCTTCTTGGAATTGGGAATAATACATTCAAAATTAATATTAGGTATAGGAGTATGAGAATAAATAAATTTTTTTAATTTACTTTTTTCTGATTTAGTTAATTTTCGTTTCATAATGCAAATATAACTATTTTGTTATTAACGTTCAAATATAACTGATTATAAATTATTAACACCCCTTAATACCTAAGTTATATGCAATTTTGTAGAAATTAAACTTTTATTGATATGAAGGAAAAGATTTTCGAAGCCCTGAAGCTCAAATTTGTTGGCGTTTCAGAGGCAACATTGACGCGGATCGCTGAAAAAAAGGCCGGTTCTGTCACAACGGAGGATCAGATTCAATCTATTGTTGACGGTGTAACTTTTGACATTGTGGTACAATCTGAAGTGGATTCAAGAATAGCTAACGGAAATAAAATAGCTGTTCAGAATTTCATGGAGAAACACAAGTTAAAAGAAAAGGACGGTAAAATGTTTGTCGAGGAAACTCAACCAACGCCACCACCTAATCCACCTGCCGATAGCCCTTTGCTCAAAGAAATAAACGAATTAAAAGACAAAGTTAATGGCTTTGAAGTGGAGAAAAATAAACAGGTTCTTTCCGACAAGTTGCAATCACAACTAAAGGATAAAAAAATACCTGTTCAATTGGCTAAAGGTTACACGGTTGAAAAAGAAGAGGATATTCCAAAAGTATTAGAACAGATCGAAGCCGATCATAATACCATTAAACAGGAATATATCAATAATGGTTTAGTTGCTCAGGCGCCAGCAGATGGCGTGCCAAAAGGCAACGAAGCATCTGTGAAAGCAGATATCCAAAGGCTGGCAAAAAACTTTTAATTGTT